CAACCATGCTCGCAAGGCTCGTAATAAGTTATATAACTACAGTTATCGCCTTTGCTGATGTGTAAATTATCTTTTGTAAATTTTGCCATTTTCTTTCCTTTCTAAAATGGTGGGGGAGAAATCCCCCATTGAATTAAGTTGTATGGTAGTACCAAATATCGGCATCTGTTGTATGTGGGTCAGTGTTACGATTGATTTTACTAACAACTTTGTTATGGAATCTAATTGCTCTGTTCAATAACTTTCTTGCACCATCATGGCTTCTAAACCCATCTTCTTTTGCGAAATCCATTGAGGAACTAAACATGCAGTTTTCATGCATACCATAATCAAATATAGCTCTTGCTAAAATTTTATAATCACGAGATTCAACAACTCTTGGCTCTCCATCATCAGAAAGATCCATATCAATGTCTAAGTGAAATCTTAAACCTTTGCGATCTGCTCCAATAAATTTAATCATTTTTTCCATTTTAGCTTCCTTTCTAAGTGATTCGCTATACCATTATAATGCCATAACCCACCACTAATGTCAACACAAAAATAAACTATTTTATTTATTCAATGTTTTCAGTGGGTTGTGGTTGTTTAATTTCAATATCAAGAAACATCCCCAAGCTATCAAGTAATCTTTGATTCGCTATTTTAATATATTCTGGATTTAATTCACACAAGATCGCATTTCTATTAAGTTGAGCAGCTACTTGTGCAGTAGTTCCAGAACCACCAAATGGATCTAAGACTGTTCCATTTTCTGGACAACCTGCCTTTATACAAGGAATAACCAAATCATGAGGATAAGTGGCAAAATGTGCTTCTGAATATGGTTTAGTCGTAACAGTCCAAACAGATCTTTTGTTTTTAGTTTCGTATTCATTAGTTTTCAAACCTTCCATCCTAGTCCTGCCTGGTGTGTTATTTAATTTTGTTTCATCTCTATTTCTAATTGTACTATCTTTGGTAGTTGTGCCTTCTTTGATAGCTTCTTGATCAAAATAATAATGTGCATTTTTACTTAATAAAAATATATATTCATGTGACTTGGTGCATCTATCCTTCACACTTTCTGGCATTGGGTTAGGTTTGTGCCAAATAATATCCTGACGTAAATACCAACCATCAGCTTGTAAAGCAAAAGCAACTTTCCAAGGGATGCCGACAAGATCTTTGGATTTTAATCCTTGGATTTTATTATTGAGTGCAACTTTCTGTCCGTTACGACCTTGGTATCTAGAATCTATTGCGTCTCCCTTGTGACCAGTGCCACAATAACTATCACCAAGGTTTAGCCACACTGTGCCATCATCTCGCAACACTCTCCTGACTTCACGAAAAACATTCACCAAGTTCTCGACAAACTTTTCTGGCGTTTCTTCTAATCCAAGTTGCTCATCTTTCCTGACAGCTCCACACTTAGGACACTCAGATTTATAGATTGCATCACCGACAACATGACCTTGGTCATACATTTGCCTGTGATTTGTCTTGGTGTCCTTGCCTATCTTTGTGGTTCTCATGTGTGGACAGTCTGGATCACCACCCTTCCACTCACCAGTACCATAGTCTCGTAAACCCCAGTAAGGTGGTGAAGTCACACAAGTATTTACACATTGATCTGGTAGATGCTTCAAAGTATCTAAACAATTACCTTTTAATATTTTTATACTCATAATGTTCCTTTCTAAATAGCAAAATGTCTAAGACCTCTTGGCCTTACTAAAAATAAATTTTCTTTTGTTCTGGTCAGTGCAACGTACCAAACCCTGTTCTCTTCGTCACTCCCTAAACTATCCCAACTTAATCTACCCATGTCAGTTAACAAGACAACATTATCAGCTTCACCACCTTTCGACTGGTGGATAGTTGAAATAATAATTCTAGGCTTATCTTTAAACTTCTCGCCATTTCTCATGCAAGATCTTAAATACTCTCTTTCATCTGGTGGAATGCCCCTTAAAATTGACATCCAGTCTTTCTGTATAGATTCTGGTGGTAATCCAAAATCTTCCAGAGTGTAAGATTCTTTTGCCCTAAGTTTAATTTTAAACAGAAAAAACTTTGCTAAATTTTTAGCATCAAATAAAGTTATTTCTTTGTTTTTTCTCATTGCTTCCCACGCCATAATAGCTCTGGTTTCATCAGTATCCAAAGAACTCTTCCCATTATAAATGTAAGCATACCCCTGTTGCCTAGCTACTTGTTTCAATCGATACAATGTGTACTTACTCCTACCCATGCATAGCCAAGTTCCTTCCCGACTAAAATCTATCTCCTGTTCATCAGAAACATACTCCACCTTACCTTCCTCCAGTTTCGGTGACCAAGGTTTGACATATCTCTTTTTTATACGGCTCACAACGTCACTGGCTAATCGGTGAACAGATCTTGGTATTCTAAAACTCTGTGGTAAAATCACCTTATCCCCAGTTAAACTTAAAAACTTTTTGACATCTGCTCCTGCCCACTCAAAAATAGCTTGGTCATCATCTCCAGCAATGTAAACCTCAGAAGCTTCTTGAGCAGCAATTATGGCCATGCGATATTGTAGAGAACTAAGATCTTGGGCTTCATCAATAATACAAACATCAACAGGAAGTGGCTCATAAAACTTTTCCAACATGTCAGTAAAATCTAAAAGTTTATTTTCTTTTTTATATTTTTTAAGTGATTCGCTGTATTGCTTAACAGCGTGTAAACTCAAATCATGTTCATTCAAATAATTGTATTGAGTTTCAATAGACCTTAATCCAATCCTGGAAAGTGATTCGATTCTAGAACACTTATCACCAAGGCCCATCCCCATATGCACTCCAGTATCCTCATCATAAATACCCTTAAATTCTATCCCCATCGCCTTACCTATTTTTCGGTAATGCTTGTCGGTCATTATATCATCACGCTTTAAACCCAGACGTTTAAATGCCAAAGAATGCAAAGTCCTGAAAAAAGGAAATCTCCCCTGATCAAAGCCAAACTTTTCCATAGCTCTTTCCTGAGCTTCATAAGCTGCTTTTCTAGTAAAAGCTAAGTAGGCTATTCTCTCTGGCTCAATTCCTCTTCCAAGGCTGTTCTCCACTATATTCAGCAACGATGTTGTTTTTCCTGTTCCAGGGGGACCAAGAATTATCTGAACGTGTTTCATTTTCATTCCTTTCTAAACATGGGCAAATATCGTCATTTGCAAAAACTTCTTTTAAACACTCAGGGCATATTTTCATTTTTCAACTACTCTTGAACACAATGCTCTTTCCCCAATAGACCAATAAACATAAACAATAGAATCGCATTTTGGACAACTTAAATTTGTGACAATGTCGTGATCATCATCATCCTCTAGATCATGGTCACCTCCCCAAATTAATACTTGAGGGCCATCACATGTATAACAATTCATTCTCTTAATTCCTTTAATCTTTCCAAAACAACTTTCTCATTGCAGACATTGCAACATCTTTTTGGGCTTTTCTCTAATGGCTCTGGATTATGACTATCCATAAAATTATTGATTTGCTTTTTACAAAAACAACAAATGAGTGGCTGAACTAATCTATTCATCAATTAAAATCCTCTTCAATCTCACTTGGAATATCCAGTGGTTCATCATCGTAAAATTCTGGAGCTGGAACTGACCAGACTTTCACTGGCTTTGATTTTATCCTAAAAGTATTTCTATCTCCACCTAAAGTTCTTAGCCAACTCCAAATCTGATGCTGACTTGGATACCTAAATCTTTTAGCCTCCAAATAAACAAATAAATCTTCTGATCTGAAATACACTTTCCCTTCATCTGAATCATGCCAAGGTTTCGCATTCATAATCTCATCTTTATGCCTTGCCTGTACTTTCCCTGTTAAAAACGAATCAAGCATTTTCTCAAATTGACCTTGTGGAGAAGCATCATCTGGATCAACAATCACTTCTACACTCTGTAACAATTCATTGATTCGTTTTTCCCACTTCTGACTGGGCATTGTGCTTGGACATTTATTTAATTTCTCCACACAAATCTTTTGTAATTGTCTTTGATCTAATAGCTGAGGAGTTGTCACCTCTATTCTTTCTCCCTGCATTTCAATATACCAACGAACAGATTGTTTGTTTTCTGTCTCGTATTTTGTAATGGCATCCACCTCAATAGCCAACCCTCCACCAAAACCACCTACTCCAAAATCTCTCTTCATACATTTGGATTTCTCACAATAATTACAAATAGGCGTTTGCTTACAAGTATAGGCATAATCTTTTCTGCTCACTGATTTAATCAATGAATTAACTTCTCCAGATGGCAGTGCCTCTGGTAAATGTTCGTAGTTAAACCTCATTAAATCTTCTTGCCAATCATCTGGATTTTTCTTTCTGAAATACACCCCGACATTAAATAAAGATATATTTCTACTCCCCTCTGGGAAACCCATTGTAATAATGTGTTGCAAACAAGGAGGGCCATCAGAAAAATGATCAAGTAATTGTGGCTTTAATTGTTCTAGCTTATCGTAATTTGTTCTCTTGCTTTCAGCAAGATCGACAAATTCATTTAAAGTAAGTCTCTTACCTTTATGAATGGCATAGCGTTCTGTATCATCACCATCCCAATAACAAAGATTAATCCAGTTCCCTCTATCCAGTTCATTAGCCCTAGATGTCTGTTTTGGAAATATCTCTGATCCACCATATCCTAACTGGGCAGCGAACTCATTAAGTTTTGCAACCATGTCAACAGCAGATATACTGGGGTTGCAAAAAAGATAAAGATGAGCACCACCAGACTTTGATCTACAAAGAACCAAAGGAGTTTTCCTGATTTTCTTTTCAAGTGATTCGAGTGTTTCATTAAGCTTAACATCCCCCCTTATATCTATGTCGATAACACCAAAGTTACAGGAGTTATCACTCTTGAGCATAATAATCCCAAGAATATAATCACCACCATTTAAGTGAGATCTAAAATTTTCTTCTGTCGCAGGGTCACTAACTGTAACGGCTCTACCAGAAACCTTACCATCCAGTTCTTGCTTTTGTACCCTGTACTGTCCATGAGCTGATTCGTAGCCTTGGAACAAATTCATAAAACGTCTGACTTCCATACCCCTTTTCCTTTCTAAAGTTTGGTCGGGGAGCTAGTGAAAAAACGAGCAGATTAGGCACTAACTCCCCTAACAATACACCTCTTCAGAGAAACGAATCCTGTTAAAAATGAGATGCATCGTATTCGGTTAAAAGGGTATTTCATCTCCATCATCAGATTTGACGTTTACCTCTCCCTTACTTACCTTATTCTTAAACTCTCTGGCTTCTAAGTAAAGATCTTTTCCACAGTCTAGGCTATTTATTATGCCACCAGACTTAGCGTCAAACTTCATGGCTATTTCCCAGTTAAACCAAGATCCCATGTCGTTCTGTTCTGGAACAGTTGATAAAGTGTAAGCAGTCCAAAACATTGCAGGGTTAATTGTACCTTTCCCTGTCGGATGGGGAATCTGCAATCTGTTAATCATGCTATTCCACTTCTTTGCTTTTTTAAGGCCAGAAGAACTCATGGATAACAGTGCAGGAGAATAATTACCATCCTCAGCAACAACAAACACAAAGTATTCTGCTGTTAAAGTAAGTTGTGTTCCACTTGGCGTTTTTAATTTGCCTTTGTCATCTTGCACACATTTAGCAATAAGGTCAGCACAATTAATGCCATGATCCCCGACAAATTTTCTTTCCTCAGTCCACTCTATATAAGTTTTCCTGTAGGTTACTGGCACGATAGTAATTCCCTTATCCCCAGAAAAAATTTCTCCAGTGACATTATCAAAAATCTGACCAGCTTCTGCTCCCTTTACATAAGCACCATCAGCTTTATTAACTTGTGGTGACTGAGCCTGTAAAATTCTCAGCCTTGGGATTAACATATCGTCAGATGTCATATTCTCAGATGCAGATCCTGCATCCTCCAGTAAAATCGATGGATCAAACGCCACCACATTACTTTCTTGTTTTAAATCTAATTCATTACTCATTTTACGAACTCCTTCATGTTCTTAATTTTAGCTACTCTACCTGTGTAAATTTTAAATAAATCCACAGGCAGTTCCTTCCCATCAGCCAAGAGATCTTTAAAGTGACCATTTAATTGAGGATAAGAAACCCCAATCTCACGCTCAAAATCATATCCCTTATTTACAATGTCCTTTGTGAAGTTATCACACTCTTCATCTTGGCCTTTTTGAAAGTTTACCTTAATGCCGTTCTTTATCAAATTCCCTGCGTTGTTTTCTCTTAACCAATTAAAGCAAGCCTTTCTACGCAAAATTAATTCATTCTTTGCGTTTTCTTCCTTCTGATAATTAATAGAAGTTTTAGTGGGTATTGAGTGGGAAGTAAATTCACGAACTTCTAACTTTGCTCCATTGCCCAAAGTAAAGTCCTTTACATTTAATTCCTGCATTAAGTCGGGAAGCTCTTCTTCTGAAATTTTTCTTAGCTCCCATTTCTTTTCCCTCAGTCTTTCCTCCAATTGTTCGATCTCGACTGTGACATCAAACATTCTTTGTCCTACTTCGGTAACAGCACCTAATGAATTGGATGCAGGTGCGACATCCTCAAGCAGATTGATATTCGTCATTTTTGACCTTTCTCATTTCTAAGGCAACAGGCATATACCATCCTTTTCGTCTATCCCTACTACCTTCTTCGGTTTTACGCTCCCATCGGAGCACTCTCACTATTGGTGACATTTCACTGGCAATCATGCACGCAATCATAACAGCAATCGGGTCACCACCTCCTGGCCACAGAAGAAAATCCTCTGGGCTGAAGTCCTTCATAATTCTTCTCGCTTTTTGAATAGAGGGATTAGGCACAAATTGAACCTTTTCTGAAGCTTCAAAAACTACCTCTAATTCCCCATATCTAGCTGCATCTGTTAGATCTGGAGTCCATCCAAACTTATTTTGTGTCGGTCTTGATACTACGTATACTTTAGGCATCCATCTTCCTTTCTTATATCCAACTTACTCTGGAGAGCCACTGACTATTATCTTTTTCCTGCTTGAAAACAAACCAAGCAAACGCCATAACTCCCCCTGATTGAAATTCCCCAGAAACATTAAATGAAAGTCTTTTAGAAAAGACATGAACATGTTTCGGTGGAAATCGTTTAAAGAACTCCCCTCTCTTTACTCCCTCCAAGAATTGTAATCTAACTAGAAGTGCAAGTTTTTCAACCCCTAAATCCATAGCTTTCTGGGCAAACTCCAAAGCCAAACTAAATGGTGGGTTTGTAATAATCTCTGGTGCAAGCCGTTCCTGTTCCAACAAGAAGTCTCTCCCAGAACCATCTCCATACCCATAATCCACCAAGTCAGTGCTTATGGTTTTAATTCGGTTTTTTATTAACACTTTAGATATTGCTCCATCACCACAGGCTGGCTCCCAGACATCAGTAAATTTCTCACGTTCCAGTAAAGCTTCTGTAGCGTAGTCAGGGGTAGGATAAAAATCATGTTTATTCCTTTCCCTTCCCTGGTTCGATCCTGTTATTTTAAGAAGTGTGCTCATTTAGCAACCTCTCGTCTTGAACCTCGTGTACTTTTCCCGAATTTCTGCGTGTAAAATTCACATAAGCTTTGTGATCGACAGCAATTTCTTCGGTTTTAAACTTCTTTTTACACGCAATACAGAGCCGATAACGTATACTTTTGCCATTTCTGACGTTAGAACCATACACTCTAGTGTGTTTTTCTTTACAAAAAATGCAGTCCATTTTGATTATTTCTTCCTTTCTTAGCAGTTTTTTAACTCTAAAGAAATTATCAGAAATGTAAAGAAAAATAATTTATTTTTTAAAAACAACGACTTGTGTGTTGATTAGCATTTTTATGAAAAGTGATTCGTTTCTCTTTTTACTATAAGGAAAAAATTCGAGGTAAAAAAATATTTTTTTAAAATTAACGAAAAGTCGGTAACAGCGGTAACAGATTGCTTTTTGTTGTTTGTTTTCAGCTTGTTGTGAGTGTTACCTAAGATCAAAAGTATCGGTAACTGTTACCAGTCTTCGGTAACATTTCTTTAAGTTGTTGTAATTGTTAAGGAAAAAATTAATTATGTTTCTGGGGTTGACACTATTGCCGAATCATGTATAATCATAGACATAGCGAATCACTCAGAAAGGAAAAAATGTTTTTAAAATTAACTGAAATTGAATTTGACTCCACTAAAATTGTCGCAGAATTTGGTGATGATTGTTATGGTGTTCAACATCCTGAGACTGGATATGTTGGAATTTATGTTAAAGATGAAGATGTTTTGTTTCAAATAAGTAAAGGGTTAGTTAAAAACGAAAACAAAACTGGTGAAGAAATTGCAAAGGATATGTGGGGAAAATAATCCCCACAATTAGAAAGGAAAAAAGATGGGATATAAAATTGAAGATCAGGAAGCCATAAAAGTTTTAAATGGTGCTGTTTTAAAATCTATGAATATGTGTAAAAATAATGGAGAATCTTGGACTCCGCCTTTTGTCGGTAGAAAAGGTCTTGCCTACAATATGTTTACTAACCATGAGTTAACTGGTGGAAACCAAATCATCGCAATGTTCAGTGGTGAAGATGTTCGATGGGGAACATTTGGTGGTATGAAAAAGAATGGCATTCGTTGGAAAAAAGGTTCAAAGGCCGTCACTTTTATTAGACCGATTATTATCACAAAAGATAAAAAGACTGGGGAACTTTTAAAAGAGCCAATTTTTGTCGGGTTTACTACATATTCCATGATTAATGGTTCTGATATGGAGGGCATCCATGAAGAAGAACCCAAAGAAGAAATTACTTTGGAAGAGCGTCACCTTAAAATTGACAAGGTGGTTGAATCTCTTGGGATGGATATCAGACACTCAGAGCGTGGCGAATGTTCTTACTCTCCGAAAAAAGATTATGTCCATATGCCAAACAAGCAAAACTTTAAAAGTGTCGATGCTTACTACTCAGTTCTATTCCATGAAATCGCTCACGCTACAAAGCATAAGAGCCGATTGAATAGAGATGAAAAGAACTATGCCTTTGAAGAGTTGATTGCAGAATTATCCAGCATGTATCTCTCAGTTCATTTCGGTATATCTTTTGGTCCTACCAAAGATAACGCAACATATCTTAATTCTTGGATTGAAGCTCTTGGAAATGATGAGGCATTCATTTGGAAAGCATCAACCAAAGCCATGAAAGTTGTCAACTATGTGCTGAAAGAAAGGGGGGAGAAATTACAAAAAGCAGCATAAGTGATTCGTTTTTGGTGGGGAGTGTCAAAGCTCCTCACTATAAAAAATTATAAGTCATTGTTTTTAAACGATTCTTTTTTAATTATATGTTTGACATTAGGGTACGTTTGTGGCATTATAATGGTATAGAGAGTAAGAAAGGAAGAAAAGATGAACGCAATTGAAAGAAAAGAAGCATATGCAGATGCTCACAAAACAGGACTTGTGATGGTGGAATCTGCAAGAAGAAATTTCCCATCTGGTAGTGATGCTCTTGTAGAAGCATTAGCAGAAGCAGAAGCATATGTCGTTGCACGTATGGATCACATTGATGGTTTATTTAGAAAGGAAGTTTAATATGATTAATTCTTACTTCAAAGAGGGTCTTGCAAAGGTCGAGCGAAGATCCATTCAGTGGCTTTTGTCTGCTGAAGCAACAGAACTGAGAGCCAAGAGATTGGCTGACGATTCAGACAGCATCGTTGTTCATGTTGAAAAGCATAACAAGAATGAGTATCGGTTCGAGGAGGTGGATGCTGATAGTCTTTATCATGCCCATGTTTTGGCAGAGAAATGGTTGACCATGCATGGTGCAATCAGTGTCGGCATCCGCAAAGTGAGCGACAATGGTTCTCTTGGAGAACCATTAATTCTAGATTCGTCAGATTTTGACGAAGTCTAATTCCTACTGATGATGCTGGGGGTTGCTCCCCCAGCGAAACCGAAAGGTCTAGGATAGCAATTTAGAAAGGAAAATAAAATGGTTTATAAATTGCGTTTTGTTAATATACCTTTTTCTTCAATCGAAGATAAAGTTTTTAAAAATCTTGCTGAAGCTAAAATAGCTGCAGTAAATACTGGTTTTGATACAGTTGTTGAGGGTTTTTCTTTAGATGGCATGTTGTCATATATGAATAGTTATTCAGTTATTAATGGTTGGTCCAAGAGGGAGATATAAAATGACAATGTCAAATTGGATACTAGATTTAGAAGAGAAGTTCTGGGATCATGCTCAGGAGATTGTAGGAGATTGTGATTCATGGGCAGAGTTCTTAATTAAAATGACTAGACATAATTCATTTAATTGTGTTGCTGATTTAAAAGAATTAAAAATGTTCTGGGATGAATTTTGGAATTAGCATTTTACACCATACTGTTCATAGCCCTTGTGTTTGTTATCTTAGGGCTATGCCTAACACTTGATGAATAAGAAAGGAAAAATATAATGGATATCTATTACAAAATTGATAAGAACGTGCCGATGCCAGAAGCTAAATCAGCAAAAAGTAAGTATGATTTTGTGAATAACATGGAAGTTGGGGATAGCTTTGTAGTCGGATCTCGTTCAAATGCCAATGCAATCCAAGGGTATTGCAATCGAACTTATAAGATTAAATTAGCTCAGAGATCTATGGGTAATTCTGAATGGAGATTATGGAGGGTAGAATAATGGAGACTTATTACAAAATTGAAAAAAACATTCCAATGCCAAAAGCTAAATATGGTAATAATGTTTATGATTTTGTCGAGAATATGGAAGTTGGGGATAGCTTTGTAATTAACTCTGAAACAAAAGCTAATGAAATTCATAAGTATTTGGAAAAAGTTCATAAGATTAAATTAACTAAAAGATTCGCAGGAGATTGGATGGGCCATGCAAACCTATGGAGATTATGGAGGGTAGAATGAAAACTTGGATAAGTGATGAAGACTTGGGTAAAATAAATAGTAAAGATCTAAAAGACCTAGTCAAAAGATGTAATCAAGAAATTGGTGACAGATATAGAGATAGATACTACTCTGAGCACATTAGAAAAGATCAATTTTTTACTTGTGAATCATTTCAGTTTGGAAAAAATAAAACCTATACCAAAAAAGAATTAGATAAAATAAGATCAGAAAATGATTAAACTTTTTCTTAAGGCTACTGCCATTACCACAATAATAACAATTTTTTGTTTGCTTTTAACTTTTCTTCTCGTTAACTTGGTACTTGGTTGTGACACATGGGACCAGAATTTATGGACTCCTTATAACTCATGTATCACTCCTCTCCAAATACTGGGCATCAAATGATTTCCCTCCTTAACAAATGCCCCAATAACTTAGCCCCACTTTTGTGGGGTTTCTTTTTTTAAGATCATAAGTTATATATAACATACAGTTAACCACTGAAAGAAAGGTGAAAAATGAAAAGAAAAATCGGTAGACCTAAATTTGAAATAACAGAAGCTATCTGTGCAAAGGCTGAACACCTTGCTTCTAAGGGATTAACTGTCGATCAAATAGCAGCAGTGTTTGGCGTTTCTGATGCGACAATATACGAAAGACAAGCAGAAAATCCTGACTTTTATGACGCATTAAAAAGAGGTCGGGCTTCAGGGATTGTCGATGTAACCAATGCCTTGTATGAAAAAGCTACTGTAGATAAAGACAATACGGCTATGATCTTCTGGTTAAAGAACAGAGCTGGATGGGTTGATAAGCAGGAAACCACCACCACTGTTGAACAAAGACATGTCATAGATTTAACTGGGATAGATAATGAATCACTCAGCAAGCTTGAAAGAATACTTGTCCAATCTGACACTGGAACAAGTGAGAGCAGAGAAGTACCGAAGGTCATTGAGGGAGTTTACGAAGGCTAGTTGGAGTTCCATTGAGCCTGGGGTAGAGTTTCAAAACAATTGGCATATTGACGCTATATCAGAGCACCTGCAAGCTGTTGCTGAAGGTGACATTAAAAGGTTGATCATAAATGTGCCTCCAAGACACATGAAATCGATCTCTGTAGCTGTAGTCCTTCCTGCCTGGACTTGGGCAAGGCAGCCAGAAAAGAAATTCCTGTACGCCTCTTATGCTAGTTCTCTGTCAATTCGGGATAGTGTTAAGTGCCGTAGGTTGTTGGATAGTCGGTGGTACAAATCTCATTTTGGAGATACATTCCAATTAACATCTGACCAAAATCAAAAGCAAAGATTTGAAAACGATAAAACTGGAGCTAGGATTGCTACTTCTGTCGATGGAGCATTGACTGGTGAAGGTGGAGATATTATTGTTATTGATGACCCACACAATGTCAGGGAAAGCGAATCGGCTACAGTTCGGGAAAGTGTTCTTGACTGGTGGGATCAGGCAATGCAAACCAGACTTAATGACCCAAAGACTGGTGCATTTATTATAATTATGCAAAGAGTGCATGAAAAGGATTTAACTGGGCATATACTGGCGAATCAATACAATGAATGGGATCATTTATGTTTACCTGCTAAATATGAGATCGGACATCCAACTCCGACAAGATCCTCCCTTGGATTCACAGACCCAAGAACCAAAGAGGGAGACTTGTTGTGGCCAGAGAGGATTGATCCCAAAACTCTTGAGGGCTTGGAAAAAAGCCTTGGGACATATGCCTCAGCAGGTCAGTTGCAACAAAGGCCAATGCCCAAAGGTGGTGGCATATTAAAGGCAGAGTGGTGGGTTCCTTGGGAAAAAGCAGATTTGCCCGACATTGAATATGTGTTGCAATCTTGGGACACTGCATTCAGTACAAAGGAAAAAACATCCTATTCTGCCAGAACAACTTGGGGTGTCTTTAGAAAAAATGGCCAAGTTAATGCTATAGTGTTGGATATGTGGTACGATAGGGTGACTTACCCTGAACTAAGGAAGATCGCTCAGGAATCTTATAACGACTATGAACCTGATGCTGTATTGATCGAAAAGAAAGCTTCTGGGCAATCTTTACTGCAAGATTTACGCATGGCAGGAGTTCCTGTGCTAGAGTATATGCCCGACAGAGATAAGGAGGCTAGAGCACATGCATCGTCAGCTTTATTGGAAGATGGAAGAATTTGGTATCCTTCTGATAAAAAATGGTGTAAAGACTTAATCGATATATGTGCTTCTTTTCCTGCCACAGATAATGATGACATTGTTGACACTTGTACTCAGGCTTGGTTAAGATTACGCAAAGGTTGGTTTGTCACTCATTCGCATGATTACGAAGATGATGATTACGAAGAAAAGAGAAGGATAACATTATATGGTTGAAATTCCTTTTGCTGAAGGTGCTCCTCCTGATAATTTACAAGTGGAAGAAGTTGGTGATGATGTCTTAATTGGTGACCCAGAACTAGATGAGGTTGCCGATATTGACACTGGTTTTGATGATAACTTGGCTGAGTCAATCGGGGAAAAAGAGTTAAACGCAAAAGCCTCATCGTTAATAGGTTATTACAATGATGATCGATCAGCTCGTTCCGAATGGGAAGAGAGATACAAAAAAGGATTAAAAACTTTAGATCCTGATGGTGGCATGGATGAATCTGAAGAAGAACGTGCAGTTCGGGGATTATCTACTGTTGTCCATCCATTGATTGCCGAAGCAGCGACTCATTTTAATGCCAGAGCCATTGCAGAACTTTATCCTTCAGGTGGTCCAGTTAAAACTGTTATTATCGGTACACCTAATGAGGAAACTGAAGAGCAAGCCAGAAGAGTTCGGGAATTTATGAATTACCAGATTGTCGAGGAAATGCCAGAATATTTCCCTGATTTGGATCAAATGCTTTTTCACTTGCCGTTAGTTGGGCAGACATTTAAAAAAGTTTGGTGGGATACAAATCTTGGTAGGCAGTGTTCCCAGTTTGTTAGAGCTGAAGATTTCATAGTTGCTCCAGAAAGCAAAGATTTACAAACTTCCCCTAGATACACTCACATTATCAGAATGCCTAAAAATGACTTTAACAAGTATGTTAAGGCTGGTTGGTATATGCCTACTGACTTTGTTGGAGAGTCGATGGACCCTGCTAATCAGACTGTTGGTGAAGTGGAAGGTGTTGATACGGATTCGGAAGATGCACAAGATGAGATAATGACCTTGCTTGAAATGCATGTATACGAATTATTTGATGGTATTGATGAAGAAGACCCAGAAGACGATAATGCTGTTGCTGTTCCTTATGTAGTGACGATTGATTATGACAATGAAAAGATCGTTAGCGTTAGACGCAACTGGGAAGAAGATGACGAAGAGAAAAAACGAAGAGACTGGTTTGTAAGTTATAAGTTTTTACCTGGTCTTGGGTTTTATGGTTTTGGTCTTTATCATTTGATCGGTGGTTTGGGTAAGGCAGCGACTGGATCTCTCAGAGCGTTGCTTGATTCGGCTGCTTTTGCCAATATGCAAGGTGGTTTTAAATTAAGAGGAAGGGTGTCTGGTGGCGAAGTACAGGTTAATCCTGGGGAATTTGTTGATTTAGACGCCACTGTTGACGATGTTAATAAGGCAATAATGCCATTGCCATTTAAAGAACCTAGTGGATCTTTGTTTAGTTTGTTGGGTTTAATAGTAGACGCAGGGCAGAGATTTGCCAGTACTGCTGATTTGAATGTTGGGGATGTAAATCCGAATGCACCTGTAGGTTCGACAGTCGCACTTATTGAGCAAGGTTCCAAGGCTTTCTCAGCGATTCACAAGAGGTTGCATTATTCTCAGGGGCAAGAGTTTAAAATGCTTGCTAGGCTTAATGCCGATAACTTACCTGAGAAATTTACATTTTCATTTTCAGGAAGCAGTAACGAAATATTTGCTGCTGACTTTGATGATCGCATTGATATTCTCCCTGTCAGTGACCCCAACATTTTTTCCACTGCTCAAAGGATTGCTCAGGCTCAGGCTGTTCTTGAAATGGCTAGGTCACAACCTGATTTGCATGATTTGTATGAAGCATATAAGCGAATGTATGAAGCCATACGCATTCCGAATATTGATGAAATTCTAAAGAAACCTGCTGAAGCTCCAAGGATGGACCCAATTGATGAGAATATGTCTGTGATGTACGGCAAGCCTATAAAAGCTTTTGCAGAACAAGATCACGATTCACATATTGCTGTTCACATGCAATTCTTGCAAGATCCTATGTTGGCAGGAAATCCTGCGGCCAAAGGGATGCAACCAATGGTTATTGCTCATATAGCAGAACATATTGCGTTATTGTATAGAACTAGAATGGAAGCCAGTATCGGTGTTCCAATGCCACCATTACCAGACTTTAAAGATCCTAAATTTGAGTTTAAAGATGTTAACCCAGAGCTAGATAGATTGATTAGCCAGCGTGCTGCTCAGGTTGTGCAACAAGCTCCTCAAATGAAAGAGATCGAATCAATAAAGGCTATGATGCAAAAAGGTCAGCAAAAAGAAGATCCATTACAGTATGCACAACAGTTAGCTAAGTTAGAAGCTGATGCATTGAAAGCTAGAACACAAGCCCAGATTCAAGCAGATCAAGCTAAGGCGAAGTCTTCTATTGAGATTAAGAAAGCAGAAGCTGAACAAGACATGCAGATTGACATGGCAAAAGCTCAAGCAGAATTACAGGCAAAAATCACTAAGTTAGAAGCTGAACTTCAATTGGAAAGAGAAAAGAATGCAGCCAAAATTCAAATGGAGGCAATGAAGAATGTTCCCCAGTAATCCATTGCAAACGATTAGACCGATTAATCCAGAAGCTTTTGGCCCTCCTGCTCCTCCTCAACAACAAATGCCTGGAGGTCCACCACAACAAGGTGGATTTAATGCAGAGCAATATTTACTGAATAAGGTTATGGAACTTAAAAAGAGTAGAGGTATGGGCAGTGGTGCTTTAGGTAATTTAATGGCAGCGATGCCTACCCCAGAAGGAGGATAAGCGATGGCAACGAATTGGATGACCCCTGAACTTGTGGCAATGTGGGCAAAACAGCAAGGAATTACCCCTGAAGAAGCCAAGCAAAAAGCTACAGAGGGTTTGCAAAATCTTTCTAATGTCGGGAATACATTTAAGAAAACTACTCAAACACAGCAAGCTCCTGCTCAAACAACAACCCAAGATACTGGTGCTTTAGCTAATGTTGGTACAGATGAAAATGTAGGTGCTTTGGCTAATGTTGGTGATGATGCTCAACCTGAAAAGGAATATGCTTATTTAACCACTACCACAGGAGCTAATACATTTGGTGGTGGTAAGAAGCACATTTATATGACTGACGAAAACACAGGGCAACAGTATATTTATAAACATGACCCTGGTGATGATTCAGGGTGGAACAATAATCAAGCTCCACCTTCTCTTGAAAATTTAAAGGTTAGCACAGTGTTGACGAAAGGGGAAGATGGGTGGAAAACTGATGAAATAGCAGATGATCTATATTTTGGGGGTAGGGCAGATGACGCATCAACGCAACAATATTATGAAAAAGTAACCAAAGACGATAAAAGCGATAATGATATTTATTATGATGTTACTGATCCAAAAACTGGGGAAACAACGACTTATGTTGATGTTTCAGGGTCAGGTCAAAGTATCCCTGTAGGGGCAACCAACATTACAAGAGATCCGACACAATTAAGCTATATGGATCAGGATGAAGAAGGAACATGGATAAAAAAGGATAAAGACCCATCTACTTATAAGCAACCAGTATTAACAAAGACTTGGCAAGGGTACGAACCTGTCACTGGAATGTATAGTGGTGTCGAAGGGATTACCCCACAACAATACGCTAATTTAAGCGATGAAGAAAAGCTTTTGTTGGCCCAATCAGATGTTCCTACTGCAAGCACAGATTTTAAAGATTTTTTAACACCAGGCTCTGGGCAATTTGATTTAGGTGGATATTTCGGGATGGATGAAGGTAAATTCGTAATGAGTAACCCACCATCCAATACTTTTAATCTAGAGAAGTTTTTTAATCAAACAGAATCTCTTGGCACACAGAACTTTTTACGAAGTCAAAGTACAGATGTTTTAAATGATATAATTAGAGAAGGTAATTTCCTTGATGCGATTATGGGGAGGAACTTTCAACTGCCTGATGGATCGTGGTATTTTGACAAAATATATCAACCTGGATATTCAGCAGGTTTTGATGATGATGGCAATTATCAAGTAACTGGAGATGCTATTCAAGGTTTTGACATGGGGCAATTAGAAGGTTTTTTTAATGACTTGCAAACCAACAAAGACCCTTATACTGGTGATACAATATACAGCAATACTCCTTATAGTGTTGATCCCCATAATATAACAGGAACTGATAACCCACCAGGTTTACAATATGACTCTGCATACAG